AGACAAAGTTTATTGAACGGTTCGCCGAGTTGATTGTGCTGGAATGTATGCGTATGTGTGAGGTTACGGAGATGAGTTTTGTGACTCATGGTTGTGATGTTGAGGCATCGGGTGCAATTACTGTTAGAAAATTTATTGCTGAACATTTTGGAGTTGGAGATATACCCGAGCCATCGAAGCCAAGCTAAAGGAGAAGAACACATGACATGGCAAGTGTGGACAAACATAATGCAGAAAAACGAGGTTTCGACTCATGTAGTGCCCTTGGATGATCTTCGGGAGCATGTAGAAGAAGCAGCGTGCTGGTGTAACCCAAGAGTTGACGAGGAGTTGAACTTAGTTACGCACAACAGCGCAGACAATAGAGAGGCGTTTGAAACAGGGGAAAGGAAGCCAAGCTAGAAGAAAAGAACGGGTACTAACGGCCTAACATCAGGCCGGTTTCCCTGTGACCGCTAGGCCGCCAGACCAAGGGACAACCTAGCAAATTAATTATACTGTAAGGAAAAAACAATGGCTGAACAGAGAAAGCTAAACCAAAACATGTACGCGCAAATCTTCGTGATGCTGACCCGTGAGCCGTGTACCACGCACGACTTAGTGGAAGAAACGGGCATCCATCTAGGCACCGCGCAGCGATTGATGCGATGCTTTAAGCGGTACCGATTGGTGCACGTATGCGCGTGGGAAAAAGACGTGAAGGGGAGGGACTGTACGCAGGTATATAAGTTTGGCAACGGTAAGGACAAGCCACGCTCCCGCATGAGCGATGCCGAGCGTACACAGCGGTATCGCAATAAGAAGAAGATGTTAGCGTTGACTAACGTGCTGCATGGGTCGGTGTAATGGATACCTACACATTCGTTATCTGGCTATCTGGGTTTCTGATGGGTTGTGGCATAACAATAGCGGTTATCGTCCTATTGTTATGCCTGCTGTATGACCTTACTTAGCCTCGCCCCAATTAGGACCTACTTCAACGTCTACCTTGGTAGGTATTTCCATCTGTACGCAGTCCATCATGATGGCCGCGGCCCGTTGTGCTTGCTCCCTGCTCTCTACTGACAGTACCACCTCATCATGTAGCTGTAGCAGGAGCGTTTCCCCCGCTTCGTGAAGCGCGATCATCGCCATCTTAGTTTGATCCGCGGCAGACCCTTGAATCAACCTGTTTAATCCCTTGTACGTACCGGCACGCTTGACCCGCGGGCCGTATTCAATGACTGCCTGCTCGTAAGGGAGCGCCTTGTTCACGCCCCACGTCATGGGTTCCCAGAGTGGGAAGCGGCATTTCCTGCCTAGTAGGGTACGGATAGCGCCTGCCGCGGCGGGATGATCGATGCGGCGCATGACCGCGTTCACCGTTCCTTTGAGGAAGGGCACATTCTGATGGAACTGATCCATGAGCCGCGCAGCTTCTTCCACGGTTACATCCAGTTGTGCAGCTAATTTTGCCTTTCCCATGCCATACATGAGGCCTAAACCGATGGTTTTTGCCTGTTTTCGCTTAATTTTGGCCATATCTGCGACCATTTGGTGGAAATCTGTGTCCGGATTGTTCTTGTAAGCAGAAACCATCGTGTCGGCCCCGTCTAAACCTAAAAGGGAGGCGTAATGCACGAGCAGGCGCGGTTCTTGGGAAGAGAAGTCATTGGATGCCCAGAGCTGTCCTTCCTCTGGTAAGAATAAGCCGCGGACCATAGGGCCGATGATTTCATGCCGCGCGGGCACTTGCTGGAGGTTGGGGTTGGCCATGGACAAGCGTCCTGACACGGTTCCCCCTTCATCGGAGCGCAGTTGGTTGATGTGCGGATGGATGCGGCCGTCTTTCGCGGAGAAGTCCAGATAGGGGGCGAGGAAGGTGCTGTGTGTTTTATTCGTTTCCCGCGCCTCTACGATCATTTTACCGATGGGGTGAGGGCATTCCTCTAAGAATACTTTGTTGAAACTTGGTAAGCCTGTCTCGGAACGCGGATAGGGCAGGGATAGCGCATCAAAAGCCTTGGCAATAGAGGCAGCGGCCCAGATATCCACAGGGGTGCCGGATAGCTTACGCAGGTCCGTTAACAGCGTTTTCTCCTGCTTGACTAGCTGGTCGATGAGCCGCGAACACTTATCCCTGTCGAAACGGACACCGCGCTCGGTAATGCCGAAGAGGACGGGGAAGAGCCGTGTTTCGAGGTCGAAGATGGATTCGACGTTCTCTATGCGCATTTTGACTTTGAAGTCCTGCCAAAGCTTTAATGTTAGTGCTGCATCTTGCTCTGCGTAGTTACCCACGTACATAGCGGGCAGCTTCCAGAGTTCTTTCTTAGGGTGGACACCAAACTCTGCGGCGGCTTGCTTTAATCCTGCTTCGCTCTTGGTTTCCTTTAGGTAGTCATAGCCTAGGGAGTTTAGGGAGAAGGAGAATCTGTTTTCGTCGAGGATCGGGGCGGCGAGCATTGTGTCGCAGATGCGGCCATTGACTTTAAAGCCGCTCGCTTTGAGCCAGCCGAGGTCGTAGGCGGCGTTGTGCATGATTTTGTCGGCAGGTCCTCCAACAACATCTGCAATCCAGCGGTTGACCAACCGTTTATCCAGATTACCGCCACCAGCGTGAGCGATAGGAAAATATCCACTCCAACCTTCGACAGCAATAGCGTAGCCAACAACATACCCGTCGCCGCGAGGCCAGCCGGGGCCCATTGTTTCCATATTTGGATCACATGTTTCGAGGTCAATTGCAATCTCCTTTGCGTTAGATAAATTAGGGAATATGTCAGGGGCCACCCAATCAGATTGGATGGGGAACAGCGGTAAGCTTTTCACAAGCGGAATCCTTTATCGTGGTGTTTTGGCAGCACTAAGTGCAATGCCTTCTTTGTCCGCGTAACGCCAACATAGAACAGGCGGTTGACGTTGTCTGAATTGATGCTGTAATCCTTCGTGGTCTTGGGAGACAAGTCCATCAACAGGACCACATTGTCTGATTCCCCGCCTTTTGCGCCGTGGATCGTGGAGAGTTTGATGCGGTCAGAGCTGGAGAACTTAAACCCTCTACGCAATACAGCGCGTAGGTATTCCCTTTTGTCCTCAGGAATGCGGAGTAAGGCTTCGTGCCACACCGCATCGGTAAGTAAGCCGTAGTGCTGACGTAGGGTGGGAATATCGTACTCGAGCACATCGATGCTGCCTTTGAAGTTCTTGTAGCCGCGGGCCGCGAATGGCGCGCCGAGGTACTTGTATATGTTTTGTACATCTACAAGGCCTAAGGCAATGCCCTTACGTAGGCGCTCCCAATCCACAACGGCTTTTAGGAGTTGGGGAGGCAGGCTGGGGACGCTGTTACGTTCAAAGAGAATCCCATGCCCTCTGAGCCATTCATGTATTGGATTGAGCATGTAATTAGTACTGGCAAGGATGAGCCATTGGCCATCGTCAATTGGCACATCTTCGAAGCGGTAGTACTGTTTGACGGAGCCAATATAGTCTCTTGGCTTCCAATCTTTACTTTGCCTATCTCGTATCCGTTGCACAATGTTAGTAGCAAGTTTGTGGACCGTGGAAGGGATTCGGTAAGACTGCTGGAGGACATGGATATCACCTTCAAACTCTAAGAAAGATTTTACGTCTGCCCCAGCCCATGTGAACACCGCTTGGTCGTCATCGCCTGCGATGTAGACACGCTCGGACCGCGCAACGAGAGCGAAGACCAGTTGCCACTGTAGGCGAGACAAGTCCTGTGCTTCGTCGATGATCAGTGCTTGTAGCTTGGGTAGTCGATGGGGATCCAGAACAACGAGCTCGAGCAAGTCGGTGAAGTCCAAAAGGTTGCGGGAGGCTTTGTAGTGCCGATAGCTTCGCTCAACGAACTCGAAATGGTGCCATTCGATGTCGAGGGAGGAAGCATTGTAGTGTGCTCGTAGGTCCACGCCTCGTATTCTGGCAAGGTTGATCTCATTAAGGATTGGATTGTCCGCTTTCGCATAGCCTTCGTCGTCGTCTCTGCTGACATCTAATTGGATACCGGATTGCTTGGCAAACTCAATGTAATGAGCGGGCTGCATCATGTCATCGGCGCGGGTAGAGAGGCAATGGAATGCCAAGCTATGCAGCGTGCGGAAGTAAGGGAAGTCGGTGCGTGCATTGAGGTCAGGGAACTTCAGGATAGCTCTGTCCCGCGCTTCGTTAGCCGCCTTGCGTGTAAAGGAGAAGTAGCCAATGCCCGCAGCAGAGATACCACTCTCTAGCTCCTGCTCTACGACGTTGAGCAGGTAGGTAGTTTTGCCTGATCCCGGAGGACCGAAGACTTTTCTGATAGCGGTCATAGCCCCAATCCTTTGCGTACCTCGTCATAAATCTGGCGGGCATGGTCCTCGGTTGTCGGAGGTAGCCCAGCTAAAAATGCAGAGTAATTACCCATCTCTGCATACCACCGCATGCGCGTAGCAGACATTCCCTCTATGCCGTCCCCTTCGCGCCTATCTCCGGCGGAGATAACGGCAACCTTCTTGAAATTGAAAGGGCCAAGTGGACCGTTGTACTGGTCCATCATCTCTTCATAGTTCTCCGCCCTATCTGATCCAGCGACCAGTATTAAATACTCTGCACCTTCTCTGTAGGCAGAGGTGGCGTGGGCTAAGAAGCCCGGGAAATCCTTGCCCGCTATCCTGAAGTTAGTGTCAGGGAATAAGCGCTGGACATGCGCTAGTCTTGACTCAGGGGATAACGGATTGCGCATACCGTCGTGGCTGTTGCTGAGAAAGATAATGTGCTTCGAGGAGCAGGCATCCGCTATCTGCTTGACCTTATCCACTAACCGCTTATGGCCGATGGTAGGAGGATTCATCCGCGCTACGGCCATAACGATAGGTTTCAGGTAAGCCTTGTCCGCAGCAGCATCCTTGACCTTCTGGCGTAAGAAGTTTTGTAAACTAAATTCAGCCCGATTGACAAGTTTTGTAGGATTATTGTAAAGAACAGCGACGAATCCCTCGCCTTTTGTAGCTACACCATCAATAGACGTATCAAATCTGCGGGTAAAGGACAGGGCATAATTCAATGCATCCTTGGCCTTTTGCAGGTAATCGTGAATGTGGAACATCTGATCTAGGTCAGAGAAGTCTTCCGCGGACGGAGAAGAGCGTTCCTTGATCTTCCTATTGATGTACTTCTTTATCTTCTCCGCCTGTGGGTAGGCAGTAGGGATGGTGTGCATTAAGTCCGCTGCGCGGTCCATGTACCATTTAAAAGCAGTCTGCGCTTCTGCAGGGTAGTAAATCTTGGCTAGGTCTACCTTAACGCTGATGACACAGACATCTGGGTGTGTCAGAAGAGTAGGGAAGTGGTCCGCGTAGCGCGCTCCGTGGGTATGCTCAGTGTGTATGGCAATGCTTAGTTGCGAAGCAAGCAGGCGCTTACCTTCTTCAGAGCGCGAGGAGATGGAATAGGTAATGGTGTTGGCATTGAAGCGTACCCGATCCTCAGTCTCTTCAATATTCATCTTAGCTATGTGCATCAAATCGCCTTGGAAGATGCCCTGCTCTGGGGTGATCTTAGGCAAATGCTCTAGGGCCTTACCCAGCTTGGCCACAAGCTCTTCTGAATAGCCGTGGTTACGCACAATATCTTCGTGCGTGTAATTGATCTTGGGTACTTTGTTGAAGAAGGACTTTGTAGCTACAAAGAACTTACCTGTAGCGGGGAAAATGCCAAAGACAATGCTGGGGCTACCGTCGTACTTCTCGGTAATGATAGCGGAAGGCTCTCCCGTCATGGTCGCATGCACTGCCTTTAGTACAGTTACTGCATACGTATAGCCTTCAAAGCCTGCATTGATCAGGTGATCCTCTGCATGCTCAAAGTGCGTCAGGCGCGACTTCACCGGCACCTTCTTGACCACTGGCTTGAGAACAGGAAGCTTTGTGACTGCCCTCTTCGGGGCAACGCGTTTGCCAATCCCAGCTATCTGTTTAAGCGGCTGGATTTTCTTAGGACCGGCAGGTCGTCTTATCATCAGAAGGGACTCCCCTGTTGGCGCACCGTCTCAGTAGCGAAGGGTGCATCTTGGTTAGCGAATGGCGGAATACGCCAGCATCGAATGGTACGGCCCTTTAGGAACAGAGAGATAGGCTCACCGCCCATGTCACGTAAGCGCTGTGCCATCTTGGGTGCAGTTAGGCCAATGAAATTATTGCGCTTCAAGTGCGATTCGAGGTCCTTGATCCGGAAATAACACTTCCCGTCCTCTGCGTCAAACCACGGGCGGCCCATGAGTATTTCATCGCGGTCCATGGCTTGCTGCATGTGGGCGGTGAACTCTTCCAAAAGGTCCATGAACTTACCTGTTACGGACGTATCTTCGCTGGCCTCAGATATCTGTTCTGTCTCCACCATCTCTTTAAGTAAGCCATTGAGCAACTGCTCCCAATCCATCTTCTTCAAGGTAGGGGGCAGCGTATTTAATCGCTCTAAGCAAGCCTTTTGAAAGGCGGCTTGGTTGAACAAGCTATCTGTCTCCAACTCGACTCTACGGCCATTGACATCAAGGAACCACAGAGGCGGCTCACTGGCGTACTTAGAGAGCGAGGAGAGCGTAGGACTATCTGGCCCACTGCCACCAATGCCATGCTTTCTTGTACGGCACAGGCCGGAGTTGCAGAAGGAATTGAGCGGCGCGTCCTTACACTTGTAGCGATACTCTTTCTTGTTCAATTGCTTGATAACAAGTTGTACTTCGTTGTTCGGTAATGGTGGCGAGAAGTATTTGAGATTGTGCTCGACTACTTTGTCTTCCCAAGCCGATGGAGCAGCTTTTTTAAGGTAGATACCAACATTAAAAATTCCGTTGTTCCGCGTACCTTCAGGAAAACCTTGCGTACAGAGAGCCTGTAGACACGGAGGCCCATCCTTGACAGGCGCTTCCGCGACTTTTGGTGGCTCGGGGACCGCGACGGGTCCATCCTGAACCTTCGCTTCGTAGAGCGCGAAGAATTCTTCCAATGTGGCGGCAGTACCGTCACTGTTAAATGCATAGCGCGTGCCATTATCTCCGCCAAAATAAGGAAGATTGAGGAAGTTACCCGTGTCACCGCGGTCCACGAGTATTTCAGATTGCTTGGGGAATATTTCACGCCCAGCCTCGCCCAGCAATGCGGCACAGGCTTTCAAGTATTCGATCATGCTGCGTGCTGCAATTGGTTCGCGTGTAAATAAAAAGCAATGCGCGCCGCCGGACTTACTACGACAAACGACTAACGGAAGACCCAAGCCATCAATCTTCTCCACAAGGCCTCGATGATCAATAGGGTACTGATCAATATCAATGCACCCCCATATACAAGTGTTATCAGCCCTGATAGGAATAATACCCAGACTAGGTTCAACACCAGTGAGATGCCGCTCCCAAAGGTCGTCGGTAGGAGGTTTTCTAACCACGGTCGCTTGTCCGCTTTGTTTTCCATCGCCACGCGCTCCTTTAATTACGTATGTTCCGTAGGCGATATCCAGCCCGCTAAATATCGCTTTTAATTTTGTTATATCGACCATGCTCTATCTCAGAAGGTGGGGTACTCGCTGCGTCTGTATTGTCTGTTACATGCTCACCGCTCTTGTGGAGTCCCGTGCGACATGCCAGCAGTCGGCATTACAGCATCCGCTTTCCCCCGTGAACTTAAAATGGCACGTTAGCCGAGCCTTCCATCAACTCATCACTAGCATGTTTGACTTTTACGTCACCCGAACCAATGCTTTGAGCGAATGATTTCGCGGAGAGGTAAAGCGATGAGTCTTCAATAGCCCCAATACGCTCTACTTCCCAACCAAACCATTTGCCCTTGTCGTTGGATTCAGCCTGTGTAGATAGACGATACAACTGAGAGAACATAGGTGGCGTGTATGGTCCGTTCTTGCCCATCATCTTGGCAGACATCATCATACTGTTCCACTTGCGGGACTTCTTCAACTGCGTAGACTTCATTGTGA